CCTCGGGGTGAAACCCCAAAAATTCGGGGCTATTTCTTGGTGTTTTTGGAGGCTATTTCTTGGTGTTTTTGGAGGCTATTTCTTCTTTCTCAATATATAGCTAAGAAAATAATTCGTCCTGATATTTTTCGCAAAACCCCAGGCTGGAGCATTTTGTGTGGCTGTCGTCATCTCTCGTGATTTGGTAAGGATTTGGTCTACCTCCTACATCAAGCACGAGGTATGTCTATTTTAGACCAATCCGCGGCCGTGACTGGAGCGTAGCGACCCCAGACTTCTTAGATTTTATTAAACTTTCAAGCCTATTTTAGGCCAATCCGCGGCCGTGACTGGAGCGTAGCGACCCCAGACTTCTTAGATTTTATTAAACTTTCAAGCCTATTTTAGGCCAATCCGCGGCCGTGACTGGAGCGTAGCGACCCCAGACTTCATTGAACCCTCTGGGGGTGAACCCTCTGGGGGCAAGTCCGACGGTTGTGCCCCAACTGTCGACAGCACCCACACCTCCTCGGACCATAATCTGCAACCTGCGCCATCACCCAAAGTCGCCCTGTAACATCCTCTGCAACCACTTGCCCTGCAACCTCCGCCGCCAGCCCCTTCTTTTCGTTTTCAACGTTCTGGTGAAAGACCTTCAGATGATCGCAGAACTGCAGGTACATGCCCTCGGGGATCTTTTCCGAGTGCTCGTCCAGTTGTGCCATCATGTCGAAGATACGATCTTCAACGGTCATTCGCGGTTGCCCCAAGCCTTGAGTGTACATACTTGCTCCCTTTTTGAATGTCTTTTCCTTTCCTTCTTTTCACTTAGGTTTACTAATCAACATAAACAGCCTTGGGGCGATCGCGGTTTAAAGTGGGGATTACCACATTTAACAGTTTCTTTTTGTGGACAACCGAAAGACGACGGTGACACCTGGACAAAAGTTCGCGTTTTGACGCAGCTACATTTTCCTTGTCGCGGTGCTCTGTATTCACGTGCGCATTCCGACCACCCAGTCCAATAACCCTTTGTTCCCTTACATTCTTTAGCTCCATCTTTATTTACATCATACACACACGCCTTACCACCATTCTCAGCCTTTCTAAGTGTAATCCAATCACGCTTCTGGGTACCAACAGTATCTTTGTTATTCGTATTACAACCTGCAGAACACGAGGACCACGGACCCCATTTACCCACACAGTCTACTGGTAATACCAACCATTTACTTGTACCAAAGTCGAACTTGTGTTTAGAACCTTTATTGGTATCTTCTATAGTAAGTTCTCTTGTCATCGATACAACATTAAGTTTATCATCAAATAATGTAACTAATAAACCCTTATCTATTCCTTTCATAAGTAAGACAACACTCTGTATCTCCTGCACAGAACCCAAATCAATCTCTATATGTTGTCGGTTAGGCTGGTTGTCATTCTTATCATCCGTTACAGTGTTACCCAGGGTCATCTCGTCACCATCGTTGAATGCAGATAAAGTTTCCTTCCCTGAAGAATTGGTAGCGATGGGTTTTTTCAATGCAATGTTCTTACCATCTTTACCATATACATATACCTCGTTCAAGATTATCGGTCTTTCCTCCCACTTTTCAATAAGAGCATTCTTACCCACTCTGACATATCTCGCCTTTGGATACCCAATTTCCAATATCTTTGTAGAAGTCTTCTTTGTACTCGATTCGTTATCCTGTTTATCAGTTTCCTGAGCAGATGAAGATTTAGTATCACTTGAAGTCACAATGATCTCACCAGTGTTGCCAACCTCTTCCTCCTCACCCCCTCTATTGTTCATGAAGAGAAATACCCCCCCAACAAAAGAAGAAACTAGAAGTAGCACAATTATAACCACTAACATCTTATTGTATTACAAGTTTTTTTTTCAAATCACTACATCACCCACAAATCCACACTCGGTCAATAAAGGGTCTAATACATTTCCGTGTGTCTCACATAGTGGACATACACCTATGGGCATCTCACCCAAAGCATGGGTGTGCTCGGGCTGGATCTTTTTAGGCTTTATAGTCTTTTTGACCTTCTTGGGTCGCTCTGGTCTGTCAACCTTCTCGTCATGCATCCTACAATAATCAGTTCCCGGGACTGCCCCATTCCTACACACAGTTCCTTTCCCAGTCACACCTTTGCACATCTTCTTCTCCGTAACCGGTTGGAGATTCTTCATGGACGCAATCTCATCACGGAGAGAACGAACTTCTTGTAATAATTTAATAAGAACTTCGGGATCTATTGGAGACTCCATTTTACTTAATTATTGCAGATTGTTTTCGTCACTTAGGTTTTATTTAGTCTGTCTATAAAGTGTTAAAAGTGAAAATCCCAACACGACATACAAAACATATCTCAATGTTTCTGGTATCACCAACCATTCTCGGATAACCCCCTTTTCATCTTCAGACAACTTTGTCATGAAAAAGTTCAAATTATTTATCAACTTGTGTAAAATTAATATCGCCATAAGTAAAAATATCATACTAATGATTACGAATGCTACATTGTACAGTGAATTACCTTTACCACGGTAAAATCGCGAATACCCCAACAGTGCCAATGATATAGATGTGTATAAACCCACATTTCTCAAAGCTGTCTGATAAAACATCAAAGTATCTTTGAATGTCAACTCCATTTTACTTGTTACAAATATTTTTTTCATTACATACACTAAATGAACAGACCAGCTATTAATGTTGCTATCGAAGCTCTCGTCATAGGTGTGATGAATGCCACCCTCATCTACGGTATCAATAAGGTTGACCCAAGCCTAGAGTCCCCCATTCTCCACCTCATCGCGGGTGCCCTCATCCACATCATCTTCGAATACACTGGCGGTAACAAGTGGTGGTGTAAGACAACTTACTAAGCCAAACCAAACATCGCCTGCAGATCACCCCTAGCCATATACAAGTCATCCAATTCGTCATTCATTTCCTGAATGAGTTCCCGATTTACAAGATTTGTTCGTTGAATGTAACTCTTGTAAAAAGCCCTCTCATCTCTGATCACACCCCCCTTCTCACGAAGTTCCTCAATTGTGAATCGTCGAAGAGGCAGATTTAATATCCGAGACATCTCTTTTACTGCATCCCTCTTTACAGCTTCAGTGATATTCTTCCTGATTTTAGTCTTCTTCAAACGATCCTCAACCTGCTTGATCTTCATAATAATTTCATCATAGTGCCGTAAATCATTCTCATCAGGGACTGGTATTTGAACCACTTGGAACGGGGGAATCACCGGAAGACTTCTAGAATCAGTCGTGGGTGGATCAGCGGCAAAACCCCCCACACTCTCACGGTAAATACGATCCATCTCGCGAATATTTCCCTCGAGTCGCACAGCAGCTTGCGCAGCATTGGACATCCCATCGTGGAGACCCTTCATGAGGTCACACATTTTCAAGTAACTCCCCTCTGGAATTGACTTGGAAATGGTATCGAGTTCGGCCATGAGGTCTCGGAGGTCTTCCATTTTGCTTTTAGTTTTCTTTATTTTCAAACAACTTAGGTTTAAATTCTAGATATCCAAGCAGATCTCAACCTCGGATCAGTAGTTGTTGAATCTACAAGTTCTATGTATGTCTGTTTCAGTCTATCAGAATCGGCGCGTATACTAAAAAATTCAGTCTGATTTCTACATTCACTGAGGTCGCGTCTCAATTGTTGAAGTTGATTCCAGATATCGTATAAACGGAAAGGTGGAGGCCATGCTAATCCATCATAAAGGAGACTAGATGAAATAGATTCTCTCTGCTCCGGGTAAGACTTAAAGACTTTATGCAAACATCGACATATTTTCAGATATTCACCCTCCGGTAGGTGTTCTGAATTGTTGTCAATGTGTTGCATCACCTCCTTGAGGTGCTCCATTTATATACAAAAAGTTTTTAATTACACATCATCTAACTTTTCTATAGCATCTTGAAGCCACCCGATCTGTTGTGTAATAGATTCTCTGTACTTTTCCCGAAATTCATTCTCATGAAGTAAATATCGATTAAATATCCTATGTTTTACTTCTGGAGTTAATGCCTCCCACTCGGCGTCGTTTAATCCCATTATCTCACAGTACTCATATTGTGCCTCGAGCTTTATTCGCTTAGTCAATCGAACCAGCTTTCTATATTCAGTACGCTCCTTTTGTAAATAGTCAATCTGTCCATGGAGGAAATTATAGTCTGCATCAATAGCTTTATCGTAAAGTGACTCAAAAAATAAAGGACCCTCCCCCCTTCTCATCTCCCCATAATTAAAAAGATATACCGGATCCACCCTAGTAGAATACGCATTCTTCAAGTGATTACAAATTTCTAAATACTGACCATCCCCAAACTTCTCGGAGTTTTGGTCTACTATTTGCATAACTTTTAACAAGTCATCCATCTTAAACACAAGACGTCTCTATTGTCTAAGTATTTTTTTCAAATACTAATTAAGGTAATGTATAAAACATCTTATGACAAGTCTGAATGCCAAATTGGTGTAATACATATTGGCTATGGTGCCTTTCACAGAGCACATCAGGCTGTATACCTAGACGACTACATGGAAAAGACTGGCGACCTCAGTTGGGGAATTGTCGCCGTCAATCTGAGAAATGAAGGATTCCGAGAAATAGAAGACTATGTTTTGAAAACACCCTCACAATGTAGGTTGGTGAGGTCTCACCTGGATTACGTAGATTGGACACAGAGTAGAGCAATTGCCAAACACTTACTCACACTTCCCAGTGTTCATCTCATATCTATCACTGTTACAGAAAGTGGGTATTCTCCGGGTTCTCCTCTATTTGAATATCTCGCATGTGGTCTCAGAAACAGAAACTCACCCATCACAATCATGTGCTGTGACAATATCCGCCAAAATGGTCTTGTACTCGAAACACAATTCTTAGCATACCTCTACCAAACAAACCAACACGAACTGGCAATCTGGATCAAGGAAAATGTCAAGTTCCCATCATGTATGGTAGATAGAATTACACCCAGAACAACAGAGTTTTTGAAAGAAGAAATTGAAGAAATGTTTCCAGGTTATGGTAATAATCCTGTCCAAACTGAAGAGTATTCTCAATGGGTCATCGAAGATAACTTTGCATCCACATTCCCAGACCTATCCCTAGTTGGTGCCACATTGACTTCAAATCTCGAACCCTATGAAGAAACAAAAATACGTATTCTCAATGGGGGACACACATCTCTCGCGTATCTCGGAGCCCTCGCGGGATACTCCACATTTGATCAAGTTATGGCGAATTCAGTGCACCGAGAACATTTTAGAAAACTTCAAACAGAAGAAATTGTTCCATCCATAGAAAGTGAAGTTCCCTTCGATCTATACGATTACATGGAACAGGTTGAAGAAAGAATTTCAAGTGAATCCAATGGTGATAGCTTGGATCGAATCTGTATGGATGGATTCACAAAGTTTCACACTTTCGTCGTTCCATCCCTGCGTCAATGCTTGGAACAGGGGAAGAGACCAATTCACACATATAAAAGTATCGCAGCGTGGTACATATATGCGAGAAGGTTTGGTAGGGGGTGTACGAAGATAAAGTATAGCGAACCCAATTGGATCCTCCTAGAACCACTCCTCAGAGATAATCGGGTCGACGACTTTGTCTCAAACGAGAGATTGTGGGGGGACATTCCAAAAAAATACATTACATTTACAAGAGATCTAAAATCTATTCTACTCTCCCAAACGTACGAAAAAGAAATTGACCTCCTTGGTTAGCGATAGTCAGCGTTGGCATCGACGAGGGACATTATTTTGGAAAGAGACATTTTCAAAATGATATAAAAATTACAAATCTATCTTCTACTTAGGTTTCCTTTGACTCTACAGCTTCAGGGAGTGGGGGTAGAAAGTAAGATGAAACAAACAATACACCCAATCCCGCCACAGATGGATAATAAACCGCCGTTGCCACAATAGTAACTGTAAGAAGTAGGAAAAATATATATAAACCCCATGGGTGTACATCAAATTCCTCATACAATTTCTCGTTTCTGAGTTCAAGACGCAAGTTCTCATCTTGAAGTTGTTTCACAGTGTTTTCGAGTTCGATCACACGCTTTTTCAGTTGAGAATGTACTCCAATTCTGGGGACATTAAACATCGTCAACGGAGTAGAGAACATTTTTCGAGATATATTTATATTATTGTAACCCAACTTAGGTGTGATTTGATAAAATACTTCGAAATGATCGCTTAGCGAGGGAACCCCAGTGTATAAGCCATGATAGGTCTTGGTATCCCATACACTCCGAGAACTCTCTGTAAGCCGTGTGAGCTTTTTGGATTGCTCCAGTCAATTCACGCTCCGACCGTTCCGCCTCCAAAACCTCTCTCGCAAGAAACTTCTCGTATATTTCCTTTTCATTTTCAATCTCGAAGACCTTTGCACGAAGTTCTGAAATTGTATAGTCTTCCAAAGTGACACCATGGGCAGTGGCAATTTCTACCAATGCGTCCACCTTGAGAGCAGGTGTTACTTCAGTCCGCTTACTTATGTTTTTGTAGTGGTTACTCACATTGTCATAGTAACACATAGTCATAATCCACTGATAACATTTATCTATACAGTTCCGATCTATAACAATTTCCTGCTCCGAAAAATCCGGTGTAACACACAACGTATCTTTGGGACCATGGAGATGCTTCATTATATTACACATCTTAAGGTATTCTCCTTCGGGGATTGAAGAAGAATTTTCATCAATGAGGCTCATAAGTTCTTGAACAGACATTCTTACATTTTACATTACAATGTCGCACTTAGGTTTGATGCAACTAAACGAATTGTTTCTATATGTTCTTGTTCTTCACCCCTCTCAATCAAACGATTTGCTGCTTCATTCGGAAGACACCCCCGATCTATCATTATATCTTGGATCAATAACTCTGCGGCCCTCATAACCGAATGCCCCTCATCCATTAAACTCTCCATGGTTGCCCAATCTGTGTCACTATATGGATATGGTTGTGAATAGAAATCTAAGGGTGCACCGGATAATGCATCGTTAGTCATCGGTACACTCGTATCGTACCCCAAATAAATACTGGGTTCATATCTTAGGCGTCTGGGCTCATTTACAAGATCGTGGATGGCTTTCATAGAGTTACACATCTCTATGTAGTCCCCCTCTGGGATGGTGCCGACGTTCTTGTCTACAAGTTCCATGAGTTTACGGAGTTGTTCCATTTTTTATATTTTATATTTTATTCATTTGACTTAGGTTGAATGTTGAAGTTGAAGACAATTTTGCCTTTGACTGAATCAATCTAAAATTATCAAATAAAAATTTTGTATCATAGTCTCTATACATTGAAGTTCTCACCTCATCAGTCAAGTCAACCAATTCATCTAGAATTCTACGATCTCGACCACTTATCGATAAGAATGATATCAGCCTTTTACATTTCTTATATAGAACATTTAACTGTTGATTACGAACAATTTTATCATCTATGGGAAATTCAATACCTATATTTTCGTTACACTCATTTGTGCTTTCAATTACCTGGTACTCTCGTTTCCGAACAAATTTCTGGGTAAAGAAATCGAACATGTTCTTGAATATTTCGGACATTTTTTTGGGGCGGGTGGGGGGGCAAAATTTGGGGGTGAAATAACTTCCCGCCAAATCAAACGCTGAACGTCTGGACAAAGTGGTGCAGTAGCCTGACAAAAGGCCACTGCAAATTCGTCAGAGTGGAGTGAAATGTAGTCCATTAATCGGTATGACTTTCATCGTCACTTTCCTGAAGACTTAGGTTTCGTTCAAGCTTTTGTTTCTCGAGCTGAACATCGAGATACACCCGATAAGGTGCATCCCATACAGCAGACTTCAACCATTTACAAATATTCGTAAGGTAATGTGGACCCATGTCCACGGTGGTGTTGGCAATTGCTTGAAACAACATTATACTATAGAAAGTCACTTCTTTTTTATATTCTTAAACATTCTTATATATTCTGGTACCATCCAAGCAGTGAGTACCCCCGCCAGAGAAATGAATGAATTGAAGGGTGTCATATAATACTATTTTAAATGTTTTTTTATATTAGAATGTCCCTCGACGATATACCGAAAAAGGTTCAGTACGTTATATTAGATTCAAGTTTTGTAGATGGAACAAATAACACATTTTCTCTAGACCTCAATTTGAAATCAAATACACATGTCGAAGATATGAGCAGAGTCCTCGGTATCAAGATGGTTGACTTTTATATCACACAGGTTGGTGAAGCAAGTCCCGATGCTTCTCCAAGTAATATAGCCAAATTTGTAGATGTCGTTTGTCCGGAGATTCCAAAAGTTGCTCAAATATTGGATGAACGACACGGACAAATTCTAGCGAGAGTTCCCCTAGAAAGACATTTCGCTAAAGATTCAAGTACAGTCCTTCGCGACAAACAGTGGAAACGTTTCCAACAAAAAACAAATTATTTCAATCCTATATCCATTAAGAAACTGAACTTCAACATATATGAACAACAGGATGATGGCGATTATGTGACCCTTCAACCAGACTCAAAGTGGTATATGATTCTTGAAATTACTACAGTTAATGTAAAAGAAAAACCAAAAGATCGAGAACTTCAAATTCTAATGGCACTCGAAAAACTTTTGAAAAAGATTGACACCCTCAATCATAATGTTCAAAAGTTACCCGACAAACCACCCGAAGAGAATCCCAAAAAATATTCATTTGGACTTCTTGTTGCATTTTTAGCATCCATACTGGGTGGATTTATATTTTGGGTAAATAAAAGTCCTGTTACATAAAGAATGTTACCAGGTCTGGGTGTAGGAACTATCATGAGTATATTAGCCATATGCTCAGGGACACCCCTCGAACCCCTACCACTTCTATACATCATGGCATCAGCTCGTTGGGCGTATGGAGGTGATCGTTACCTCGATGGTAAAACTAAAGACACACCCGAATCTATAGCAGGAGCTCTTCTACTAGCAAACCTAATTCTTTGGTATTCTGATCAATCCAAATATATTGCACCCGAAGTTCTTTCTATCCTGATATATCCATCATTCAAACAAAATTTACCATTACTTAAACCATTCTACGTGGGGACATTTTGGGCGGGAGCTATCAGTGTTGTACCACATCTCATAGCTCACGTGGATGTTATTGAAAATGAAACAATTGCCATGGGACTCCTCGCGTCGAGTGTATCTAACATGGCAGACATTGAAGATGTAGAAGATGATATTAAAAATGGTATTTATACTATTCCGGCAACATTTGGCGTGACCCCCACACGCGCTCTCTCAGCTGGTCTTTTTCTGGGTTCTGTATACAAAAGTGGTATCGTGCCACACGCACTACCTAAAGTTCGTCATAAGAAAACTCTCCATAGAGCTCCTCTAATATATGTAAAATGTCCCGCACATCTTTGAGTGATGACTCAGTTGAACGTAAATTCCACTGTGTCAACATCTTGAGTTTCTTTTGCGCCATCTTGTGCTTTCTAACCTCTTCCTGAAGTTCGCTTATTTTCAAAGTATCTTTTTCAGATTTACGCTGAAGACTTTCGAGGGTCGTTGCACTTCGACGTTTTACGGGTCTAGTTATACCCCGAGCTCGTCTAGGACCTTCTGTCGTGTTGTAAATATGAATAAGTGTAGTCATATATAATTACTGGTGTATATTCTTTATGCTGTGGAAGCCGCCTTCTTTTTGGGGGCAGCCTTCTTCGCCACGGATTTGGCTTCGACTGGTACAGATGCACCTGGACCTGGTGGACCTGGTGGACCCGCTGGACCCGCTGGACCTGGTGGACCCATTGGACCAACAGAACCCTCACCGACTGGGCCGCCACATTGATCGATAATCTTCGAGAGTAGGTCATACAATCGCGTTTTATCGAGGCGAGTGCGTTTGATTTCATCGTCAATCTCTTTGCGTAGAGCGTCCATTGTTATATATATAAAAGAAAGATTATCTTTAAAGTAAATGATCATCATAGGTCCCGGACTAAATTCGGGAATAGGCCACCATGCGAAGAAATACACCAATGTGTTCCCCAGTTCTGAGTATTACATCTTTGGAAATCAACTCCCTGAGGTTGATCATGCCCTAATTTTCATGCTTCCCATACAACCACACTTAGAATATCTCAAGTATGTACGAACACGTGTTAAAAATTTAGCGTGTATGACTGTATGTGAAACTGAAACAGTTCACGAGGACTATATTCTCATAATGAAAGAGTTTAAGAAGGTCGCGGTTCCCAGTGAATTTTGTAAACGTGTCTTATCCAAACAATTTCCCGAAAATGAATTCTATATCATTCACGCTCATATCCCAAAACCTAGAGAAAAACCATATACATTCTACCACATTGGGAATATCATGGACCCACGGAAGAAATTCCAAGATGTTTTACAGGCCTTCATAAGACTGAATGAAAATAATACGAGATTAATTGTCAAAGCGACATGTAGTCAAGATGTAGATATCAGACTCCCGAGGGTTGAAGTTATAAACGGTGTCATTTCTGATCAAGAAATGGATGACATTCATAATCGTTCAGATTGCTACGTGAACTTTTCCCACTCTGAAGGTGTAGGTATGGGGGCTATCGAAGCTGCCCTGCGAGATAAACCAGTGATTATAACAAATTATGGGGGTGCACCGGAGTATGTAAAAACACCGTACACCATTGACTGTGAACTTCAGGAGTTGGAGAAGGATGATTTCCTCTTCAAAAAGGGTATGGTTTGGGGTAAGCCAAACTTTGACCAACTCTTGGAATTCATGAGACACGCATATGATAATCGCGTTCGCCACATGGATCACGAACACACTAAAAAACTTGTTGGGAAAGAGAATATTTTACAAGAATTCCTCTTGAATGTAATTGGTAGCGAAAGTGATAAGACCGATGAGGATAGTACCACTCATGAGTGAATCTCTCTGTGCAATAATAGTCATAACGAGATCATCAATAACTTGAATACCCGTAGGCTTCTTGGCGATGCGAGGAACGACAATACTTATAATGATGTAAAGAGCCATCGATATTATTACAGGTCTAAGACTTTCCTGGTCTAACATCTTCTTTCTATTATTCAACTATTTTAATTTGAGACACATCAACCTTCGCCCCAATCGTGGCATTCTTCACACTATGCTTTTTACAATAGTTACCACACACAGCTTTGAAAGAACAAGGCTTCCCAGTCATCGTCACCGCACAACAAATCTTCTTGGATGTCCTTTGCTCGGTCACAACATCTGGGGTCTTTTCCAAAACCACTATCTTCTGGATATCTTTTTTCTGTTGATGTTCCAAGTATCGCATTTTCATCTTCCATGTCGCATCCGCGAGATGATAACACCTGTCGTCTGGCTCACTAAGACGGTACATAGTCACCGCATTACTGAGACAATTTTCCCAAAGAGTATCGCGAATAACTTCCATTTTTAGAGATACTTTTTACTTTCCATATACTGACTTAGGTTGTCAAGCTTCACCCCCTATTTCCGCCAAATATATGTCAACATTTCCTGCAAATTCCGGACAGGATTCAGTGGTCTTTTTAGTCACCATGTCTTGAACATTCATGACATGCTCCTTAAACTTCTTGACATTTATACCAGTGGCATTATGAATTTGAGACTCTGTAGCAATGTCCTTCAAAGCATATAGGTAGGCCGCAGCATAGTTGGCATGAAGCACGGCGATCACCGGAGACTTATCCTGCTGCGCCGCTGTAGCATATCGAGCCGACTGTCTGACCAACTTCTCTATGGATTGTTTCATTCCCCTAGATTTGTTTTGCATAACCAAAACCAAAATGAAGATTGCCACTATGAAGTATGTATACATCTTTCCTATTCTATCTAAAGAAATTTTTATATGAAACTTAAAAGAATAAATACTTATTCATGTAATGAATGTCATTGTGGGAACCACTATAATTTTAGCCGCCACTCTTATTATTTATAAACTATTAACTCCAGTGACGAAGCCCACCAAGAAGAAGGGACCTGTCAAGAAGAAGGAACCCGCACAGAAAAAGGAACCTGTCAAGAAGAAGGAACCCGTACAGAAGAAGGAACCCGTACAGAAGAAAGAGTCCACCAAGAAAGTCAATCCCTATTTCGCCTTCTGTAAAGAGAAACGTCCCGATATTGTCGCCGCCAACCCAGAACTTAAACCCCGTGAAATTGTTAAAAAGCTCGGTGAAGAGTGGAGGAAACTTTCAGACAAGGAGAAGGGTGAGTATAGAATGTGAGTTAAAGTTTAAATTGTGTATAAATATATGGAAATACCGGTGTGTGAAATTAATGAATACCTGCTTCCCCATTATGTTCAGGCATCCGAAGAACCATTAGATGGAACATTTGAGTGTAGTATATGCTGTGACTATTCAAACAAATGTATAATATCATTACCGTGTGGTCACAAATATCACGGGGAATGTTTAAACGAATGGATTGATAATAAGTGTAGATCGTGTGGTGCGAAAAGATTGCGCGACACTTCTACATGCCCTATATGCAGAGAAGAAGTTAGAATTATTCCAAATTATAATTTCTGGTTTAAACTTGGTACAGAAACATGTAACCTGATCAAATGGAATGATTTCATTCGAAAAATTTTAATACACACAAAACATGTAAAAAGGTTGGATAAAATTCAAAAATATATGAAAGTTGTAGTCATAAATAATTTAGATTTTCTCTCACGCCACAGTCTAGACTGTATTGACTATGATTTTTGTAATCTAGAAAACATTAAAGAACCTGTTATCGAAGAACTCAAACGTTCCTGTATACCATTCATCAAGTATAAAAGGATACTCACATTGGAAGAGAAAGTTTATATATTTAAGTTTAAAATAAGACTAGGAGAATATATAGAATATTTAGAATACATTTCTAACAATATACCCAAACCCCAAATCCTTACAGATTGGTGTAAAAAAATTTACATTTTAAAAAAGAGTATATACAGATTTAGAAAGGTGTGTGAAAAGTTTGAACCTAAGTTAGAGTTTTGAATTGTAATAAGTATATTAAAATGACCACCCCACCCGAATCTTATATCACTGAACTGAAAAAACTGCCCACCCGTTTCGATGTTAAAAACTTTAAACCAATGAACCTGGAAATGGAGGACCCATTCACAGAAGACGAGTATTGGCATGTGAAAGTACAAAAACGCTATAACGAATGTTATGATACAGATTTTAAACAATACATTGATGAATATGAAAATTGGAAGGACATTAATGAAGTAAAAAAGGATACTGAAAATCCATACAAGCAATTTAAAGCATGGGAAGGGGTTGTTATAAAGGGAGGTTCCCCAGTTTCATTCAAGTTTATTCATCACTCCACTACCGATGGTGACGTGGACCTCGAGGTGGACGAAGACGAAGATGTAGACTGTTTGACGGAGTTTCTCTGTGACAAGCTCATCTGGGAAAATGATAGTGGGGATGAATCAGTGGAGGTCCAGATGTTTCCTCCTCCTCACCGAGAATGAAAACCTAAGTTAGAGTTTTGAATTGTAATAAGTATATCTAAATGGAGAGCGTCCAAAAGCTCACCCACATCGAGCACATTCTCAAGAGACCTGATTCCTATGTCGGTCCAGTTGAACTTGGCACGGAACACTACTGGGTTCTCCAAGGTGATGCATTCACCAAGAAGAATCTCAAGTATTCCCCAGCTCTCTTGAAAATCTTTGATGAAATCCTCGTCAATGCGATCGACCGCAACTCCCTCCACCCCAAGGGTGTAACCTCCATCTCCGTCTCTATCGACAAGGACCAAGGCTCTGTTACGATCGAGAACAACGGACCCCTTGGTGGTATCGGTGTCCGAATGCACGAGAAGGAGGGGCTATGGAACCCCGAACTCACCTTCGGTCACCTCCTCACGAGCACCAACTACGATGACAACCAAAAACGTATCGTGGGGGGTCGCAATGGCTATGGTGCCAAGTTGACTAACATTTACTCATCAGAGTTCTCTGTGATCATCAAGGACCACGAAGTGAAGCAGACCTACACACAGGGGTGGTCCAATAATATGACAACCTGTCACCAACCCAAGATTAAGAAGCATGCAGGTGCCACGTCATCGGTGTCCATCACCTTTACCCCCGACTGGAAGAGATTTGGGATGTCCAAGATGGACGAGTCAATCTACCAGATTTTCCAAAAGAGGGTTTGGGATGCAAACATCTGTACGACCCCCAACTGTAAGGTCAAGTTCAATGGAGATGTCCTCCCAAAGACGTCTTTCGAAGCCTATGCAAAGATGCATGAGGGCGTTGAGAATGTGTGCTCCGTCGTGTCTGATAGGTGGTCTGTGTGTATCGGTCCGGCTGAGAATGGCATGGAACAGGTATCCTTCGTCAATGGTATCTGCACAACCAAGGGTGGGAACCATGTGGATCACGTGGCGTCCTTAGTGGCCAATGGAATTATTGAGGACATGGCGAAGAAGATCAAATTGAAGCCCCAACAGGTGAAGAATACGTTCAACATCTTCGTGAAGGCGACCCTCGAGAACCCAACGTTCTCGAGTCAGGTCAAGTCTGAATGCACCTCAAAGTCTCAAGACTTTGGCTCGAAGTTTGATCCCCCGAAGAACTTCATCAAGAATGCCCTAAAGACTGGAATTCAAGATGAACTTCTGGCACTCTCGAAGTTTAAGGAGATGAAGGAACTCAAAAAATCTGACGGTGCCCGGAAGTCCAAGATCACGGGGATCCCCAAGCTGGATGACGCGAACAAGGCTGGCACTGCGCAGTCTGGGAAGTGTACACTCATCGTGACAGAGGGTGATTCGGCTAAGACCTTGGCGGTCGCAGGTCTCTCGGTGGTTGGGAGGGATCACTACGGTGTCTTCCCCCTCCGTGGGAAGTGTAAGAATGTGAGGGATGTCTCAGTGGCTCAACTCTCATCGAACCAGGAGTTCAACGATCTCAAGAAGATTTTGGGTCTCCAACAGGGTAAGGACTACAAAGATGTGTCCGAACTCCGCTACGGGAGGCTCATGATCATGACTGATGCAGATAACGATGGGTCCCACATCAAGGGTCTCATCCTAAACATGATCCACTACTTCTGGCCAAGTCTCCTCAAATTGGGGTTTGTCGTCTCTATGGTGACCCCAATCATCAAGGCAACCAAGGGTTCAGAGACTATGTCTTTTTACACTGATTCAGCTTTCCGAAACTGGTATGGTTCTGGGAAGGCTGGGTGGAAAATCAAGTACTACAAGGGTTTGGGTACCTCAACATCTGTGGAAGCGAGGGAATACTTCAAGAATATTCAGGATCTCACAGTCAAGTTTGACATGGATGTCATGACGGATACGTCGATCGTTCTTGCGTTTGACAAGAAGATGGCTGATTCACGGAAGACCTGGCTCCTAGACAGCACAGCCAAGGAGGCTTCGGAACTTGAGGTTCCCTATGGAAATGTGAAGCAACTTGACATCACAGACTTTGTTCACAAGGATCTGGTGAACTTCAGTCTCGCAGACCTAAAGCGATCAATCGCCCACGTGGCTGATGGTCTCAAACCCTCTCAGCGGAAGGTAATGTATTCCTGTTTCCAGAAGAACCTCAAGGATGAGATGAAAGTGGCACAGTTGGCAGCCTATGTGGCTGAAAAGAGTGCCTACCACCACGGTGAAGTTTCCCTCGCAGATACAATCGTCAAGTTGGCGAACGACTACACTGGATCCAACAACATCAACCTCCTCGAACCATGTGGTCAGTTCGGAACCAGGTTGATGGGTGGGAAGGATGCATCCCAGACGAGGTACATCTTCACCAAGTTGACCAAGGAGGCCCGGAAACTCTTCGATCCGAAGGATGATGCAGTTCTCAACTACCTCGACGATGATGGACGCCCCATCGAACCAGACTTTTACATGCCCACCTTACCTATGGTTCTGGTGAATGGAACGGAGGGTATCGGTACGGGTTTCAGTTGCTACGTACCTCCATTCAACCCCGAAGATATCAAGGAGAACATCAAGAGAACTTTGGAAGGTGAAGACCTTATCGATATGAAACCATGGTTTAGGGGTTTCAAGGGACGGGTCTACAAGGATGACGCCGGTCTATGGATCACAGAGGGTATTTACAGGGACACCGGTTCCAGACTCAAAGTCACTGAGCTTCCACCCGGGAGGTGGACCCAGGACTATAAGGAGTACCTGGACACACTTGTGGAAAAGAAGATGATCAACAGCTACACGAACAACAGCACCACGGAGGATGTGGATTTTGAGATTTTTGGCTACACTGGGAAGGACCTGATGAAGGACCTCAAGATGAAGAAGACATTCCACACATCGAACATGCACCTCTTCCACCCGACTCGGGGCATCCACAAGTATGCGAATGCTGAAGAGATTCTCAAAGACTTTGTGGAACTCCGTTTGGAACACTACAAGAAGCGAAAAGCACACCTTGTAGATGTGTTACAGAAGAAAGCTGTGATGTGTAGCCACAAGTCGAAGTTTGTCTCCATGGTCATAGAAGGGGACCTTGTGGTGTTCAAGAAAAAGAAGAAGGACTTGGAGGCTGAGATGTCCCAAACGTTCCCAAAAATTGAGGGAAACTACGACTACCTCCTCAACATCAAGACGGTGCAGTATACCGAGGAGTCTGTGGCCTCCCTCCTCAAGGAGGCTAAAGACGCGAACGAAGATTTGGAGCGTATAATGAAAACCAGTCACCTCACAATGTGGAAAATGGATATTAAAAATATATAAACAATAGTAAGCATGGGTGAAGCCGCTAAGATTTCCCTAAAAGCTATTGGAAAGCAGGATACGTACCTACTTTCCAAAGACCCAGAAGACTCCTTCTTTAATTATACATCACCCAAACAACACTCAGAGTTTCGGAAGTACCATAGAGTTAAAGATGTTTTAAATCCTGGACAAATTGGTAATTGGCCATTCGGACAGACTATTAAAGTTCAATTTAATCCAACCAATATGGGAGACCTCTTGAGTAATATGTGGTTGAGTGTGACTATGCCGGGTATCGCATATGGAAACTACGCGGACCAATTGGGTAGACATTTACTCAAAAGTGTCACAATGTTTATGGATGACATCGAAGTTGAAAAGATCCATGATGATTGGGGAATTATATATGATGAACTATACTTGGAGATGTCTGAAAAAGTAGCGAATAGATTTCTTGTAAATAGAGGTTTAGGATATGACGAATCTACACAAAATGCCACTATCGCTCGTTCTAATTCAGATTTAGTTATACCCCTCCACTTTTTCTTTTCGAGGAAATATGCCAGTGATGAATATTCCTCAAATAAACCAAATCGCCCATACTTCCCGGTATGTGCAGCATTTCGCCAAAAAATTGAATTTGAATTAGAGTTTCATGAACAAACATTCTTCACAGATGCGAACGTCTCCTTGCAATTAAGTTCGTTCAATTTGATAACCGAAGAAATTACTGTAAGTGCGGAAGAAAGACTTTATTTAAAAAATGGAAAACATACACTAGTCACAGATTTGGTAAGAAAACATCCTACAGAGGTGAGTGAACTTAATACGAACATCATTAAAAACAACCTAGTTCCAAATATTCCCGTAAAGTGTATTCACTGGTTTTTGAGGAACACAGATTTTGAAAATGAAAATATATCTGTGGGTGTACCTTTGGGAGACCCTGAAGAAAACTACTACAGTCAAAATAGATTTAACTTTTCTTCCAATGTAAATTTCGATCAATTACAAACATTTTTTAACCCAATTATGGAGAGTGCAAGTTTCTACATCAATGGAAATAAATTACCCAATGTTTCAAATACAAATCATAATTACTACAAGTATCTGATACCAAGTAAAAATAGATTGGCGAGACCGTATAGAAATATATACACGTATAGCTTCTCGATGAATCCGGTTAATGTGGAACCATCGGGGAACTTGGACTTTAGTCAAATACAGTCAGATAAAACAAATATAGAGGTGACCCTAAATACATCACCAGGTTCTCTAGTTGATATAGCTACAAAGACATATTCTCTACATATGTACTATACGGGATATCAGACGTTCACATTTGAAGGTGGATTCATGTCAATTGCTTATTAAATAGGAAGGAACGATTGTCACTGATATAGTCTATAATATTATTCTTGATACACCATTTGATGAAATTTAACTGTGCCAAAGTCGTTTGAATTTCATGAGATGTTCCGGGAACGGTGTACCCGAACTTTTGGGATCTGCAAAACGGGTCGAATAGTTTTTTACTGTATCCATCGAGACTGGATTTATATGCACAGTGGACAGTGAAGAACTTTCCATCTTTGGTTGTATAGGAAGTGTTATTTTTTTTTGAATAGTTGGTGATAAACCACTCCAAATTTCGGAGTGATATACCAGATGTTTTATCGAGAATATTTAAAAGTTTAGTTTTATTCTTTTCGTCGGTGTAAAATGTATTTATGGATGATAGTAGAATATCAGATTTGCTCATTATTTAATATACAATCCAAATCTATAAGTTCGTTTGGAGACTGACACCCTGGACACCCCCTAACGAACATTTTCTCAGGGCCATGTGTATGTATGTTTGAACTCGGTAACAATCGTTGTTTAATACGTTCTCCTTGGTGTGCATGATGTCCACAATATCCATTATTGGCTCCCTTTCTCGTACACCTCTGTCCATTGGACTTTGTACCCCTACAAAGAGATATAGAACTTGTCTTGGGTACGTCTCTTAAAAGTAGTTCCATGGGAATGCCATGTTTTTTAGAAATTATTGTGACATAATCATTCATTATCAAGTTCAATCTTTGATTCAAATCTTCATCAATAAGTTCAATTAATCTATCTTGTATATTCATCCTATATATTAGATTGTGCATAGTTTTTAAATATGTCTTCAATACTTTCCTCCCTCTTTAACCTCGCCTCCTTCAATCTTCCCCTCAGGTCGACAAGTTTACCCGTCTCATCTAAACCTAATCGTTTACACTCCTCTACGAGTTGGTCCTTTTTCATTGTACTCAATGCAGGTTCTCTCTTTTTCTTCGGGGGTTTGTGTTGGTCAATAATTTCACCGAAAATTTCCTGTTTAGTGTTTTCGAACAAGGGGTCTAGAAGATCACACACCGGATTCAAAAATTTATTTTCAAAGTAGTAATGATAATCTACCGGTATGTTATTCTCCTCCACAAACTTGGGATCCTCAGACTTTTCAAATGCTTTGGCCTTCCGATCACCTGTATTAGTGAGGAGATAGGGAACACGGTCACCAGATTGGGGCTCTGAACCGGGTTTACGTTCTCGCATTTTTACAACCACTTGGACATGAGCCTGATTAATCCCCACACTTTCATCGCTGTTGATAGAAACTGATTTTCCATTGACTTTGTAGGAATCCGAAAGACCCTGGCTGAGTATAAGTTTTTCATTTGGAACATCACCAGATAGAAGTTCTATAGCTCTTTCTCGAGCCAACTCCGTTGGTGGACCAGGGTCGCTCGACGTGAGGACTACATCCAACAACTCTTTGCACACCTCGCGGACGTGAGGTGTGTTGTCGCGGCGGACAACCTGGAGACCCTTGATATCAATATAGTCCATATGCATATGGTCATCCTTCCCTTTCGTCCAAAGTTTAGCTGCGTACCGCTTTTTAGAGTATAGAAAGTAAGGCCAGTACACCTTCTCAAGCTCCAAGTTGTTCGGCTTTTTGAAGAGGGCACTACACTCCTCTGCGGCACGTTCGCCAATTTCCCAACTATATTCAACAGCCTCAACCCCCTTCCGGTCACCAACATCGAACTCAACCATGACTGAATCCGTGTCCCCATACCTCACCTTTGCACCGGGAAAGTTCTTCTCTACGTAGGTTTTCGTCTCTTCGATCATCATTCGACCCTTACACGTCGTTGTAGATGCAATCGGTACACAGGGGAGAATACCTTTCCCGGCCCCAGTGAAACCATACACCGAGTTCATTGAAACCTTATAAGCCAATTGTTTACCATTGTATACTTCCTTCATGTAGCCCGTCGCGGTAGCCATATCCTTCTTGGCCTTTTTACGAAACTGTTTGAGTTCTAAAAGAATACTCGGTAAAAGACTTGGTACATCTTGAGCAAATTTATAGGTCTTTTCACCGACATTGAATGTTTCGTAGGTAATTCCAGGAATATTCCCATACTCCTTTTCATTCATAACCCAAGATGAATAACACAGATTGTGTGCCATCATGATAGACGGATACAGAGCTTCAAAATCTAAGGCTGTGATAGGTGTATAGTATGCACCCTTTTGTGCCTCGAGGACTGTAGCACCCTCATAGGGATCGGATGTTACAGTACCATAACGGATGGTTGGAACCATGAAACCAAGCTCCCGTGCCTTTTTCGTCAATTGACTGAACACCTTAATCTGTTGACCCCTCTCAACCAGGAAACACATTGGAACCCATGTAGCTTTGGCCATCTCCAGAAGGTTTAGGAGAATGCACATCTTCTTCATCAACTTGTGGGGCAGCAGGGTATCTTTGATACAATACTCAGCAACTTCACCTAATTTTACGGGGTCACCTTCCCGGTAACGAGCAAACATCTCCCTTGGGGGCATATCAATCTTTTGGTCCCCGATGTACAATTTTGAAACATTATTGAGACTGTATGAATCCAACTTGTAACCCTTCTTGACCTCGTGGAACATATCAAATATAAAACGCCCAGACATTGGAAGAAGTTTCAAGAGATTGTCACCAAGTGCACTCGAACTCAATTTCTTGATTAAAAGTTCACATTGCTGGGACTTCAGTTTTCCCATTTTGAAAAATTCTGGGTCACATCCAACGACAAAGGCCCTCTTGTAAATAAACTCAAGATCAAAACCAAATATATTCCAACCTGTGAAAATGTCAATGTCCTTTTCATGGATATATTTTTGGAATGCTTCAAGCATCTCCTTTTCTGTATCAAAACTAATAGTATCAGGACCATCAGTTTGTTTGTAACATAAACACACCCGTTCATAGGGTTCATCACTACCAAACGTACACAATGACACTGCAATTTGGAAACACGCATCATCTGTAACATCCGCATCTGGGAACTTACCAGTAGAACTGTTACACTCTATATCAAAAGATGCTACGACAAATGGTGCGATATCATCCCTCGCCACAGGTTTAAGTGTAGTCCAATCATTACAGAACAAATCAGTATCAACACGGGCTAAATGAGAACGAATACAATTATCACCAGTCTCTAACCACCCAGTAGATTGAATTCCAGTTCTATGCATCAGCCGGAGGACGGGGTCCAAGTTAGACTCGAAGACTTTAGCTTTAAAAAAACCAGACGAGAGCTCGAGTGGTCGCTTTAGAAACGAATCCACCCGGCGTCTCATTTGAAGATTTACAAAGTCCACCTTCATAAACATAAACTCCTCATTGTTTTGGAAGCCCCAAACATCCTTCGACTTCATCATAGAATAACAGAGTACACATTCAGGGCACTTCTTAACGATCGTATTGTAAATCTCTTGAATCTTCTGCTTTGAGGTTTTCAAGTCAAGTTTGATGAAGAAGTAAGGAGTAAATGATGTGGTCACACATACAGATTTACCATCCTCAGTTTTACCAAAAATACTTACCAAATGTTCTTCTTCAGAATCCCTCGCTTCCCAGGTTAGTGCCTGGAATACCACCATGTGTTTACATTGAGCCGAATTTTTAATATCATTTATTAATAAATGTCAGCAGCTTTGATTGAGCTCGTGTCGGTGGGAGCCCAGGATGTATACATCACAGGTGACCCCCAGGTCAGTTTCTTCCGTCAGAACTATAAGCGATACACAAATTTCGCTATGAAACCAGAACGCTTAGACTTCATTGGTACATTCGGTTCCAATAATGAAGTTGTCGTTCCTATCCGCTCCAAGGGTGACCTCATGAGCTACATTTGGATCGAAAACTCCGGTATCTCCGCTATAGCCGATAATACTACTGGGCTGTACTCTAATAACGCTTCGAACCCCACAGAATTTGCTCTTTGGATTGGTGGACAGAAGGTAACCCAACTTGATTCCCTCTTCATTCAAGGTGTTCACAACCCCCTCCTCCGGGATAATGCGGCTAAGGCTTCGTCAACTGTGACTACGAATACCATTAAATCTAACCACGGTGGTGACCACTTCATGATTCCCTTCTTCTTTGGTGAAGATTGGACCAAGGCACTCCCCCTCGTAGGTCTCCAGTACCACGATGTAGAGATTCGTATCAAGTGCCGCGACGGTTTCAACCCCGTGACTGCCCCCAAAATCTATGGTAACTACATTTACCTCGACACAGATGAGCGTAAGTATTTCACAGATAACGAACACGAACTTCTCATCACCCAAACACAATATCAACCATCCTCTAAAACAGATACCGAAATGGATTTAAGCTACTTCAATCATCCAGTGAAGTCTCTCCACCTCGTTTCTGGTCAGGCAGCGGGTAATGATTGGGACACCGAATTCACATTTCAAAAATCCTCTCTCTACATTAACGGTGTAGCTCTTTTCGAGGAAACATCGAATGTCTATCATCACACCGTCGTTCCCGAAATGCATAGTACAGATCTCCCAGACGACGTTCTCGAAGATCTCCCAACCTTTACATGGCCATTCTGTCTCAACTTGAGCAAGATGCAACCCACTGGTACTCTCAACTTCTCCCGTATCGATAACGCAAAATTGACTGTCACCGGACCCACGGGTGGTAACCAACTTCACCGCGTTTATGCAGTGAACTACAATATCCTCCGTATCAAGAATGGTATGGCGGGTGTCGCGTTCGGTAATTAAATCCCAGTTATTGTAAATGAAGGTAGCACCCAGTGACTACCTTAAATGGTACAGACCAATTGACCCAACCTTGCGTTCATTTTTACACGACTACTACAAAAATAAAAAGAAACTCAATAAAACCCCTTGCTTTTGTAGAGGTCCACCGATGAGACATTTGGGTGGATGTACCCTACTAAAACGTAATAAATATTCCAAAATGAGGGAAACAACCCTAACAAACGTAATATTCGCAAACTTTACAAAATATGAAATTGAAATAACTGTCAAGAGTATAGCCACCAATGTTAGTGGTTGTGGGATAGGTATATTCGGTAATACAGTGACTATGGATGTTACACAGAGTGATAAACTACCCCAAACAATGGTAATACGTCCAGCTCTTCATCGTTATAAATTACTCAAAAAAGTTACAGACGATATTCGTGTATTAAATTTCAAAACAAATTACCAACACCCAAAAAACTTACTTAATCTGATGATACCCGAACGCTTGTCAACCTCAACACTCCAAATAGATCCAGGAACACACTCGTATTATCTGACAGTTCGTCTCAGATCAAATGTAAACGATGAATGGAAAATTCTAATGACAGATATACTTCACCACTCGTGTTATGATGTTATATTTGAAAATGTACACTTAAATGAAAATGAAATGGATAACATAATGAAAGAACGAATCGAAGAACTTCAAAATGAGATGACACGGAAAGGACGGGAACTGGAACGCCTAAGTGAAATCATCGCAGATGAATATTAAGATAATGTCTAAACGAAAAGCAAAACGGTCTCGTAAAATTGGTAGTATCAAAGTACCAATTTTACGTGAGTGTATACACACTGAATTTTCTTTATTTTCTATTCAACCCCAAATCTTTTTGACTCAAGGATTTCCTTAGTCTTCTCATACATCCTTATACCATGGAAGGTTTTATCCTTCACTTCATCCCAAATATCTAGACGACCCTCTAAAAAGGATACAAAACTATCCGGGTTTCTCGAAGACCTGTAACGAACCCTCTCACCCCCGAGAGCTTTGTTCATCGCATCTACACGAGAATCCATTGATTGTTGTAGACACTGCTCAGGTGTGAGACGACTTGAAACTTCATTTTTATTTTTACCGACCATTTACTATTCATAATAGTAAATTCTTTATACTCATGAACAAACATGACCACCTTGTAGACCATAATTGTTTACAGGGTAGTGATACCGACAATAATGATACCCACATTTATGGCAATAAGCTGTTCCGCCACCCTTCACACAACTGCCCCGAAACCATGGTGCAGTGCAACAACCGATAGAACTATCAAATACCACGCTAGCGATCTCAATTGTAGCTTTTGTCGCAGCAGCTGCAGTTGCTGGATCAACCATCTTTTACTTTAGTATTTTTATTTTTTTTCTGGAGCAAGACGCCTCTTAATATCAAAACCTATACGTCCCGTCGAAAATACAGAACAGGCACATGCACCTAGGAGCATCGCCATCATTGGTGGTGGACCCTTGGGGAGAGGACCCAACTTTTGAATCACATTGACAAACATAAACATACAACAAACAAAGGAACCAATTGTCGAAAGACGTAGGGG